GCAAATGTTAATGTTCCATCGGGAGAATTAACTTCTAAATCTATTTGACCACTTCCATCAGCTAATTTTACAAATTCTCCTACACTGGCTTTATTACCAATTACAGAAGCTTCCACTAATCCATTTACTAAGCCTACAGCCACCCCATTAAATTTAGTTAAATCAGCAGGGTCTATGTAAGTTCCTAAAAACACTGCTGTATTTGGGTCAGGAAAATCTTGAAAGCCATCAGGAAGAAACCAAAGACCTAATGGTTGATTAGTTCCTCCGTCAAAAGATATTTCAGTGGTTTGGATAATATCACCACCTAATTGCACATTAGTAGAATCTCCTAAATAAGTTGTATTTGTTAAACCATTGTTAACATTTACAAAAGAAGGAAAGGCTTTTTTTAACCACTCTAGTAAATCTATACTTCTATTTTTAATATCAGTTAATAAATTATTATTTTGCTTGTCTCTTTTAATATTGAGAGGTAAAAATATTTTTTCTAAAAATTGCATAATATTTGATTTATTTGATTTAGAGCCTTTTAAAGGACTTGAACCCTTAACCTAATGCTTACAAAGCACTTGCTCTACCATTGAGCTAAAAAGGCAAATAAAGGGGCATTTCACCCCTATTGTTTTATTAATTTAATTCTTCAACTACTACGTTTGTAATTGTAATAGTATTAGAAGCACTTGCTGTACCCCATTGTACTGTTACATTTAAAGCTTGATTAGCAGTTGTATCAACTGTTACTGCTGATGTAGCAACCATTGCTGTATGAGCACTTCCAAGTTCAACAACTTCACCTTGACCTTGAATTGTACCAGATGCTCCTAATGAATATACTGTAAGTATAGCATCAAGAGAGAAACCTCTATTAGAAGCTCCTGTAGTTGTTGTAATAGCACCAGAGCTAAGTAAAACTGTAGAACCAGCTTTTACTTTAGCAGTTAGTGTAGGCGTTCCTGTATTACTATAAAATCCTTTTACAGTTACTTTATAGGTTTTACCAACAGCCATACTATTTTTTTGAAATGTTAATGACCCTTCGCCTGTACCTATTACTGTTGTTTCAGTAGTAGAGTTTGCGACTGTTACTGCTTGATATTGTGTAAAATCAGCAGGAAGTTTTGTTTTTAAAAATGGCATTTTAATTTGTTTTAATTTGTGAAATAATATAAGGGGAGTTTCCTCCCCCTATTTAATATTAGATAGTTACTGCAGGAAATGCTGGAGCTAACCAATCATTGAACGCATCAAGAACAGCTGCTTTACCAGAACCTGAATTTGGTACAAGAACTATTGTCTTATTAGGACTAATAGAAGTTCCTGTAAATTGTACTTGTGTTGAACTATAATGCTCTATTACTAGTGCACCATAAGTTTCTCCTTCTACAAGAGAAGTAGGATATACAAGTACTGGATATAAATCACGGTTTTGTGAATAGCTTCTTTGACCATTTGTATTATCAAAGTAAATTTTCCATTGACGATAAGTTCCTTGTCCTTCAAAAGGATTACAACCTACTACGAAATTAACACCTTCATCTTCAAATCTATCACCTGCGCCAGCATCAATTCTGATTTTAGTTGTAGGATCACGATCAATGTATGCAGTAGATTCGTTCATAGCTACAATAAGTAGATAATCTGAAGTTCCTGTTCCATAAGTAGAAGGATCAATCAATTGAATAGTAGATGAGCCTGTTAATGCAGTATTTGTTACTACATCTGCAAATGTTGCAGCTAATTCAGCATCAGTTGTAATTGATTGTGTACCAGCACCTGTAACTACTACAGGAATTGCTTGTCCAGCAGATGAAGCTAATGTTAAACTAATACCAGTACCACCTGAAAGGTCTACTGCAAAAGCCATTACTTTCCAATTACCACCTACATTACCAAATTGCTGTGTAAATTGAGCAGAGTTTTGATTGATAGTATAAGCTAATCTTTGTGTAAGATCATCTTGATCACTAGTTAAACCTAGAGTAGAGTATTGAGCTGTGTCAACTTCTACTTTCTTTTTAACTACTGCTTGAATACCTGAATCAAATTCAGTAACTCGTCTTCCACGAAATCCTAAATAAATTGAATATTTAGTCAATTCTTGTGGTGAAGCACTGATTGCAAGCACACTAGCACTTCTTTTAGGAGAAGCATAAGCTTTACCTGTATAAGATGTTACTTGCTTTCCTATGATGTCTAAAGAAGCCTCATATGGTCTGCGTGTGAAAGGTACTCTAGCTTGACTAGGAGTAGCTGACATATCAGTTCCTTGAACTACTTTTGCAATAGGAATTTGTTCAAATGTAAATGAACTAGCGTTGTTAAAAAATGTGTTGAATGTTCCTGAACCAGGAGTAGCATCAACAAGTCCAATTTGTCCATCATTAAGGTTTACAATACCACCTGTCCCATTTAAGGAAGTTCCATCTGTAGGGAGGGTTTCATTACCCTTTACAACAAGTACTTTTTCAACAGCACGTTTGTTACCTTTAATTACGTTTGCCATGTTTGTTTTTGTTTTTGTTTGTTAATTAATAATTACTGTGTTAGAGTCTTTTGAAATTTTAGTTGAAAAGCTTCTGAATTCAGATGTCTGTAAGCTTCAGCTACAGCTATGTCAACTATTCTTCTATGGAAAGCTTGAGGTAAATCACAATCTACAGGTGTATCTGTAGAAATATATTGACCATCTAATGAATTATAACCTCCATAAAATACTTTTTTTGGTTGTTTTAAATATTCAGGATAAACTCTTGATATTGTAAATTGATTATTAGTATATAAAAATACAGCTGAATTATCATTTACATCATTTGATTTTCCAAATACATATGGTAAATTTAACCAAGTAAAACTTGGACCTTCAAAAGGAGATAAAAGAACTTTATCTAATTCATCATGAGATACTTCTCTACCTTTTAATACTTTTGAATTACACCCTTCTTTTTCTGCTAATGCATTTAATCTTACAAGATGTAAATAAATATAATTTAAATCACCTAAATCCATTCTATAGACTCCTGTAGTTTCTAAAGCTACAGATACTCCTGGTTGAATGGTAGTTGGAGATTTTACTACTAAACTAGATAATTGATCTATTAAGTCTTGTTTAGATTCAAAGTCACCATATTTATTATCTGTAAATTCCTGAATTGCATTATTTAGTATCCAGTCTATTTCAGCAGGTAATAGATTCCTTGTTTTCAAAGAATCTATTTTATCTGCTTTAACCTTAAAATCATATTGCATTTCACGAATATTCATCTTATACTATCTCGTATTTAGCTTTTCTTGTTAATATTTGTTCTTGTAATTCTTCTACTAAATCAGCTTTATTAGGGTCTAGTAAGAAATCAAGAGCTTTTTCTTTAGAAGCACCAAGAGTTAAATCTTTAGCTATCCAAATATATGTTCCTGCTTTTTCTGAAATTGCAAAACAATTGATACCTTCTTGTAATAGAACTAATGCATTAAATCTAGCTTTACTTGGAGCATCTTTTAATAGATTCACAAGTTTATTAAATTTAGCAATAAATTCTTCACCATCTTTGTATCTGTCATTTGTGTCAATTGCTTCAGATAGAGAATTATATGCTTGTACATCTGTCAATCTACCTTTACCAATACTAGGTAACAGAAGTTTAACAAATTTCTTTTGAGTTTCACTATCAGCAACCTTACCAAGAGTAAGTTCAGCTTTAGCTTTGTCTTTGAATTGTTTCTTAGTATATTTTTCTTGATCACCTTCATCCATTGTAGCTAAATAATATTTAGCATATGGCTTCTTACCAGATTCATAATCAGCTTTTGTAGCTGCAAAATGTTTAGAAGCAAGCATACAATAATAAGCTAACAAATCATTAAAATTAGTTAAATCTAGAACTGTTAGTCCATCATTCAATTGAAAAACAAATGTTTGATAAAAACTAGGAGATTCTAAATGTTTCTTATTACTAGGATCTGCTGGAGTATTATCCAACTCACCTTTCTTTCTATTAAATTTATATTCAATTACATTTTGTAATAGAACTCTATCTTGAATTGCGAGAAATTGAAATTCAGGGTCACTGATTTTTTCTCCTTTTAGAGGATTATCAATTTCTACATCTAAACCTGTTGCTAATTTTCTTGTTTTAGCTGAAAGACCTGGTTGAAATCTTTCTTTAATTCTACCATCTATTTTTGTTTGGTTTAATCGTCTTTGTGTTTTACCATTAATTACTTCAGTGATTTTACTTGCCGAAGGAATTGTGATTTTATATACGTAAACCTTACCTGTTGCTATTTGCATTTATATTTTTGTTTTCTTCTTTTTCTTTTTATATGGTTTGAGAAGTTAACAAACCTTTATTCAATCTATATTTTATTATTCTATCTATCCATATTTCAAATTCTTCTAATCTTAAAGAATTTTTTGCAAAATTACAAGTTTTACAACAAGGTACAACATTATCTAATAAATAACCTTTATTACTATCAATTCTATCTAAACCATTAAATAATATTTTATCATTATCGTTTTCTTTAGTTTTATAATAATAAAAATTTTGTTTAGGTTCTATTCCACAATATTCACAATTTTTTGTTGTTATATTGGTAAATTCTTCTTTAGTTAAAGAAAAAATTAAATTCTTTTTCTTAGCTCTAGAAAAATAAGAATGATAAGCACTATTTATTAAAACATGATTTGTTTCTTTTTTATTAGCTTTTCCAGTTTTACTAGAAGTTTCTTTATGAAAACAACCACAAGATTTTATTTTATTATTTGTTATATCTTTTGATCTAGCTAAGAATGTATTACCACATTTACATAAACATTGATAAATAGTTCTTTTTGTTCTTCCTTCAGGGACATAACCAGCAATTTTTTCTATTTTTATTAAATTAAATTGCTGGTTTATTACATCCTCTTTTGTTTTATGATTCTCATCTGCTACAAAATTTTTTGGTTCTTTCATGATTGTAAATTATATTTTTTAATAATTACAAAGATAATAAAAATATTTTAATTTTGCAACTATGGTGAGTTAATTTTTGTTAAGACTACATCTCAGGGTCGAATATTAGCTCCCCGCATCTACTAACGTCTTTCACCCAGATACCAGCAGTTCCTTCAGTAATGAATTCAACACCAGCTACTTTATGATTGATAGCACCACCCTTAATAGGTTGTCCTTTGTAGTTAATTGTACCTTCTAACCATCCATATCTACGAGTGTCTTTTACAGACAACATAGTGATATTATCCTCTCCATCAGATTCACCAAAGTCAAGGAAAGTCATTCTCCAAGAGTCAATTGGTTTATTTGTATAGATAGGGTGCATTCTCTTGCAGAATAGTGCTGAGTCATAGAGTGGGTTAATAACCAAGTCTACTTCAATACCATTCAATCCTTGATAGTGTACAAATTGTGCACCATAAGACAAGTGACGAGCACCTTCTTTTCCTACACGTTGAATGTAGTTAGTATCTACAGTCAAGAAGCTTGATGCAGAAGTTGCAAGCAAGTTATGGAAAGCAATTGCACCCATAGAACCTGTCATTGCAGTAATCTTACGATTACCTTGAGATACACGAGAGAAGAAGATTGCATCTAGGTAATCATACAACATAGATTCAGTCAAAGCACCATTATAGTACTGAGTTTGACCATCGCGTAATTGCTGACGAATACCAGGACCTGTTTTCTTCATACGTCCATTAGTAGGGTCAACAGAGGTTGTCTTTTCACCTTTCCACATGGCATATTCCATATCCTTGTAAAGTTGATCTTCCAATTTAGCTTGTGCAACTGGCATAAACTTAGTTGAAGTCATTACTTTACCTGTGTCTTCATTCCTGTAAGGAACTGGTAGACCTACCATTCTATTATCTTCTCTGAAAGCTTTATCAGTAACAGCATATTCATTAGCAAATGCTCCTACTTGGCATTCAAGTTCAAATGAAGTTCCAAATTGGAATCCACCAAAATCTTGATTAAATTCAGATACAACTGATGTCCATACCTTAGTAAATTCTTTACCTGGGTCTAACAAATCAGGTGGAAGGAATTTAGCATAATTATCTGTTTGTAGTTTTACTACATACACATATCCATTACCATCTTGAAAAGGACCTTCTAGAACTTCCAACTTATAGTCATCATGTTCTGGTTCAATTACATCTGGATAAGAATACCAACCTTCATCAAGTTTAATTCTGAAAGTTGTTTGATTAATACCTGGGGTAGAACTTGAAGTAATACCATCCAATACTTCTACTGAGCGTAGAGCTTTTTCTTGTGCACCTAAAAGTTTCCAACGATAGATTTCATTATCAATCTCTACCATCTTTCCTTTAGCCATAGTCATACCTAGCAAAGGTTTACCATTGAACATATCAGTGGAGCTAAAAAGCTGTCCCATGATTTTATCAAATACGTGAGGTTTTCCCATATCATAGGCTTGAACCAACATATCTGAATCATAAAACTTACCACCAATAGCATCATACTTACGTGTTTGAATGTGCGAAATGTTGTTAAATAACATGTTTGTTTTTGTTTTAAATTAAAAAATATTTATGATTGTATGGGTTACATTAATTCATTGTAATCTACAACTGAATCCCATTTGAATCCTTTACTATTTGGGTTTTCTCCAGATGAAGAAGAAGTCATTTTTCTTCTAGTTCCTGAAGTAGCCCTTGATACTTCCTCTCTTAAACTTTTTACAGCTTTAGTTTTCTCTTTTCTTTCAAACTTAGATAAGTCAAAATAGACATTACCTTTATTATCTTGAGAAAGTGTATTTAAGAATGCTGATAAAGCTAGTGTAAGTTCTGGATTTCTTAATACAACTCCTTGAAGTCTATAGTCAAAATCACTCATTTCTTTTCCACCTACATTTACTTTACTATACAAAGAATTAAGAGCTTTTGGTTTTTCTTCTTTACCCATAGGATAACCACCTACTAAATCTTTCCCATTTAAAATATCAACTTGATGTTGATAAGCTATTTGAGCTTCTTTGATTCTTTCTTGTTTTTTTACTTCTAATTCTTGAAGATGTGCTTGTTTAGATTGAGCATCTATTTTTACAAGTTCTCCTAGAGCTTCAGTAGCTTCAGATTCATCTTCTAAGTCGTCAAAGATTTTATCTACTAGCTTTTTTGTCTTTATTTCATTAAATCCTTTTTTCGAGTAATAAGTTTCAAGAACTTTTCTACGATCATCTTCCTTTTGTAAATCAAAGTTATTAGGATTAAAAGACTCATTACCAAAGGTTTGTTTAAATTTATCTAAATCTGTTCCTCCATGTTCATACATGTAAACAAACAAATCTTTTGCATTTCCTAAACCTGGTACTTCTACATCTGGAATAGAATTAAAAATTGTATTAACAGCTAGTTGATTTCTATAATTATTAGAATCTTCTAGAGCTTTTTCAACAGATTCTGCTTCATAATCATCTGGTAACAACAATGCTCCTAGATTTTTTAAAGCTGTAACTTGTTCTACAACTTGTTTTTCCTCTTCACTTATTTCATCATCTACCTCATCATCTACCTCATCTTCTTTTTCAATTGATTTTTCATCAATTTCTTCTTCCTCATCATCTTCTACTTCTTCTTCAGGGAGTTTAATCTCTAAAGTGTTTGTTTTAATTTCATCTTTAACTGGTTTTTTATCAGCTTCTCTCAATCTAGCTTCTTCATCAGAAACTGGAAAAGCTTGAGTAATTTCAATTAAATCATCAAATAATTCTATGTTTTCCATAATTTGTACAAATATACAACTTTTTTTTTAATTTTGCAACCTAAAATAGTACGCTTGTGCTATGTAAAAAGTTACTTTTTATTTTCAAATTTAACAATTTTGTTTACTACTTAGATGAAGTTTTAGGTTTTGGTTTAGATTTAGCAATTTTTTCTTTAGATTGCATTTCTTCTTTTGCTAACTTTCTATCCTTTTCTTTTTCCTTTAATTCATCTTTGTGTTTAATTTCCTCAAATTGTTGACTTCTTTCATCATTAGTCATTTGTCTTTCTTTATGGGTGGCTTCTATTTCTAATTTCGCTTGTTTTATAGCTAAATCAGCTTGTCCCATAATATCTTCCGCATTAGAACCTTCATCCATTCCTAATGAAGTTAATTCAGCTTTCTGTAAATCCCAATAACCTTTTCTATCAATTTCTTCTAATTTATAAACATGTTGTCTATCTTGAGCTTCAATATTCAAAGCATTCATTTTTTCTTGAGAATCTAATTGTGCTTGTTCTTGTGCTTGTTGAGCTTGTTGTCTTGCTTTTTCAATAGCTTCAAATTCTCTTTCTAGAGATTCCATAGAGGTTGCTCTATATAATTTAGACATATCTGATATTGTAGCTCCATTTTGTGAGAAATTTAAAGCCATTTGACGTATATCTTTTAAATTCTGAGCATCATTAGGATCATCAGTAATAAATACACCAAATTCAGCGTCTGTGAAGTTCTCAGGAAGCATTTCAATAATACTTCTAGACATATCATCTAATACTACAGGTATCTTCTTAGGAGAATCCTTATAACATAATTGAGCAGTTTCAATTAAACTTGTTAATATTTGTTCCCATAATGAATTATGTGTTTGGAATAATATTTCAGTTATATGTGAACTCTGTGTAATATTCTGTTGAGCATTAGTTACAGCTTCATTAGAAGATGTTCCACCTTCTCTTTGTCTTGAAACACCCATAACTTGATTAATCTGTTCATCTAAGAAAGATAATATTTCAATATAGTTATTTACGTGTTGCATTACACTTCTCTGTACTTCAAATGCTGGACCTTTTTGACCACTTACATTTTGAGGATTACCTTCATTGTTTTGATTTGGATCATAAAATCCTAAACCTTGTTTATAGTAATATAACCATTGTTCATTTGTAAGAGTTTTAGGAATCATAGACATATCAATCATAGTTAAAGGAGGCATATCCTTTGCTATAATTTCTTTCATCTTATGCATCATTATAAAATACAAATACTGAAAAGGTTTACCTCTATCCATTAGAGATACGTTAGCAGCATTCATAGCATTATAAACTAAACCATGATAACCTAATTTAACTTTAAAAGGATTATATAAACTTCTAGCTTGATATGGTTTAGGTCTAAGATTTACATATATATTTCCTGCAATTCTAGTACCTTCCCATACTTCAGGCAACCATGTCCATTCTAATTCATATGGAGTATCTTCTAATATCCATACATATTTCATTTTCTTATTACCAAATTTATCAGTATATTTTACTTTAGATGCAATATCAGGTATTTCAAATGTTTCATCAACTAATGTTTCTTGCTCTTCACCATCAACATCATAGTAATTTAAAAATCCATACTTACGTTGACTTCTCCACTCTGTGTGTATAACATCTATATCATTCAATGTAGATGAACCATATGAACCTACCATTTGTAAACCAGAGGCTCCTTTAGTCATTCTCCATTCAAGAGATTTATTAAGTCCTTCTAATTTGATTTCTTTATTAATAACATCATCTGTAATACCATACATATTTGACATTGCTTGCATTCTATCAATGGTTTGTTTATCTTTTTCAGATAAGTCATCACCAAATCTATCTAATACATCTGCAGGTGTCATACGAGTTCTATATCCAGCATAATAACCATCTTGAACATATTCTACTTCAGATGATTTATGATAAAACATTTTAACTGGATTTATCAACTCTACAATAGGTTCTCCATTTACAATACCTACCCAAGCAAATTCTTCACCTGAAATAAGAGCATGTTTGAAACCATCATTCTTCATTTTACGAATTCTGAGTTTCTTATTAAACCATTGTAACATTTGATCCATCATAATTTCCACACCATCTCTCCATGATGTAGTCATATATTTCTCTATTTGTTCTGGAGATAATATTTTATCAGCTTCAGCTTGAAGTTGCTGTTGCATTTGTTGAGCTTCTTCTTCTGATTGAGGGTCTCCTAATTCTTCTGAAATCTTTTGTTTATACTTAGCTATTTCAGCATCAAGAGTATGTTTGATATATTTTCTCTGTAAATCATTCTTAGCTCTAGTATAAGCATTTACTGCTTCATCATTAACAAGGTATGTTCTAAGATTAAAAGGTCTCTTTAATTCCTCTCCTAATAGAACATTAATTTTATTATATAGTTTATTATAAGGTTGAATTTCATCTGTAAATTCTGCAGCTGTTAATCCAAATGGATTACAATCTTTTTCAAAATCACTTTGATCTAGTTCATTATTATATAATCTATAATTAACTAATTTTCTTTGTACGTCTGAATGGAATTTATTATCATTAGAATTGTATTGATACATTCTAACTGCAATAGCATCTACAGAGTCTTTACCCCATTTAAAACCATCTTTCTTTTTTTCAACGTATGTTTTTCGTTGTTCTGGTAAAATTACTGATAATTGTGACATTAATTATATTGTTTTTTGTATCTATTTGCCATAGAGTTATTTAAGAATGATAGTATATCATCCTGTTTGTGTACTTTGATAATATCATCTTGAAATTGATTATATTTTTCTTTTAAGGCTATAATACATTCTGCAAAAGCAAGAACACTATCAAAGTTACCTTCAAAATCAAATGCAATCATTTCTTCTATTAATCTAGTATCACGTATAAAATTTAAATTCCTTATTATTCTATTATCTTCTGAGACTCCTCTTTCTTCAAGTAACCAATCTCTAAGATATTTTATTGCTTCAAATTTTTGTTCAAAACTTGTTACAGGAGTTCCATATAATAATGTTTTAGAACTTCCTGCTTGTGATTTATAACTCATTACAGTTGCTGGTTGAGTCATTAGTAGATTAAGTTTCTTTTTCTTTTCAAAGAACTCTTTAATGTTTCCACCTCTTTCAAAGTTTATCATTCTACTATGATTACCATACCACATAGCAACCTTTTCAATCATTTCATTTACATAATCTCTACCCATATAAGGTCTACCTATATAACTAGCTACTAATTCATTACCTCCGTATTTCTTTGAATTAATAGGCATTTTAAATACATGAAAGGCTGATAATGATAATCCTTCACCTTGTGTATCAGAGTTAACAGGATCATGTCCTATTACGTAAATATCAGGTACAAATATTTTACCTGCTTCATAATCTTCAATAGGTGGTTCATAAACTATTAATGCTCCTTCAGTATCTTGATTCTTTGGAGTAGGATAATCAAATATTGGTTTTAATTCTTTATTAATATCTGGAAGAAACTTAACTCCTCTTTCTTGTTTAGAATCAAATATTAAACTACCTACAGTATAATAAAGATGTCTATTTCTATCCATAATTACCATACTTCTTTGTTCTTCTAACTCTCCAATAGGTAAGATATTACCTTTCTTAGTTAAGAACATCTCACTAGGTTTAATAGGATAGTTCATTAACTCACCTTCATAGTTAGCTGCATCTTTAGATGCTTTAGCTTTTTTTCTTCTTTCTAGGAAGTATTCTAATGCTTCTTCAACATTAGTATTTCCATTATCATCTTTAAATGAGTTGTTAGCATAAAATGCTGGAATAAAGAATCCTATTTTACCAGTATTTTCATAATCATCATTATAACATACTATATCATAAGATTCAGGATCAGTAAACATCTTTCTAGAATCTTTTACTTTTTCTATATCTCCTGATGTACCAATATAAACTAATACACCAAATTTAATACTACCTCTCTCTGTACATGCTATGTTACTATTATGAGTGATTGTTACATCTTCATGTAAACCAACTTCTTCATCAATCATTAATGTATAACGTCCTCCTGCAGCAGCTGTAGGTTTATCTTTATATACACTATGTACTAATTTAGATTTAGTTCCTTTAGTAACCCATTTACCATTTACTTTCTGTTGATATTTGTGTGCCCAGGGACTCTTAGCATTATTAGGAGCTAGTGTACCAGACATTGACTTATAAAATGGTATAGGACTATAATCATCTGATGATTCATCTCCCCATACACCTAATTCATCATCTGTTGCAAAAGCATTCATACATAATTCTATCTTCTCACAAATTTCAGAAGATTTGTTTGATTCAGCTGAACCAATATTTATATGTATTTCATCTGGGCTATTTATAGACTTATCTGTATAATATTTAGCTCCATCAAATACTAATTGATGTAAGCCTTCACCTAATCCAAAATAATATGATTTACCTGCACCACGAGCACCTAATACGAATATATTCTTTGCATTATTCCAATATAGAGGTGGTCCTAGTGGTTTATCATGTAATTTTCTTACATTTTCTCTTGGTGTAATATACTTTTTTAAAGTTCCATCTTCTTTAAAACAATCTCTATCTCTTTGATTCTTTAAATTAAATTTATATTTAAAGTTTCCTTGTTCATATTCTTTAACACGAATATCACTAGTATATTCATTATCTTCTTTAAAACCAGAAAAACCTTTTGCTTCTAACATCATGTAAGATAATTCCCATTCTAAATCTCTCAGAAAGGGTGTTATACTTCTACGTGTTTTAGTTTCTTCATTAACATCTAGAATTCTACAAAAATTAACATAGAAGAATAGAGGTCCAGGCATATATCTAAACTTACCAAAATCACTCCCCCAGAATCCTTCAATACATTTTCTTTTAGATTGTTTCCAAAAGTTAAGATATTGTGTAGAATCTGGATGATATTTTGGTATATTTACTAACCAAGTTTGTCTATTTTCTATTTTAATCCAATTCATTTATTTATTTTTGGTATTTTAATCTAGCTGTTTATAATACACACTAGCCCCCGCTTTTGCTGTTATTGATTGTGTAGTTGCCACCTCTGAAG